GTGCTCAACTACTTCGGCAGCAACGAGAAGATCCTGCAGAACAAAGCGACCGGCGACGACTGGTCGGCGTACTACGAGGGCAAGATCGAGCCCTTTGCGATCCAACTCTCGCAGGCGATGACCTGCATGGTCTACTCGCAGAACGAACGCAAGCGAGGCAATGCGGTCGTCTGGAGCGCGAACCGCCTCCAGTACATGACCAACGCGGACAAGCTCCAGGTCAGCAGCCAACTGTTCGACCGTGGCGTCCTCAGCCTCAACATGATTATGGACATCTGGAACCTGCCCCACGTACCGGACGGCGACAAGCGCTACATCCGAAAGGAATACACAGAGATCAGCCAACTCGATCAGGTCGCAGCGCTCCAGGAGCAGCTGACCGCCGCGCAGAATGAGCTGAACGCAACCAAGAACCCGACCGACAAGGAGGACGGAGATGACACCGAACGACAAGACGAAGCTGAAGAGTGAGCGCCAGATCCGCGCGCTGCAGACCTTCGCACCTGTGACCAATAAGCGGATCGACAGCAACTACTACGTCGAGGGCTACGCGGCCCGCTACGAGCCCTACGTCCTCTACGAGACCGATGAGGGGCCCATCTATGAGCGCTTCGAGCGCGGATGCTTCGACAACTGCGACCTCTCGGACGTGATCTACCAGCTCAACCATCAGGGCACTGTCATGGCCCGCCAGAGCAACGGCTCGCTCATTGTGGAGCCAGACGAGAACGGACTCTTCACGGCAGCGGATCTTGGCCGCACGGAGGCAGCTCGTCAGCACTACGAGGAGATCAGCGCGGGCATGATCACCAAGATGAGCTGGGGCTTCATCGTCGGCGACTACTACTACGACCGCGAGAACCGGACCATCGTCCACACGGCCATCAAGAAGGTCTTTGACGTGTCGGGCGTGTCCATTCCCGCGAACCAAAACACAGAAATCAACGCTCGCAGCTGGGGCGACGGAGTGATCGACCTGGCAGCCCGGAGTGAGGCAGAGCTTGAAGACAGACGCAGACGCCTGCGCCTGAAAATACTGACAGGAGGACTCGATCAATGAGAATCGACGAAATCAACACCCGCCTCGCGGCTATTGCTATCGAGTGCGAAACCGCCTCCGGCGAAGCTCTTGCAGCTTTGGAGACCGAGGCAAATGAGCTTACTGCTGAGCGTCAGCAGATCCAGAACGAAGTGCAGACTCGTCAGCAGCTTCGTGCAAACATCGCAGCCGGAATTGTAACTGGCGAAATCATCGAAAACCAGGAGGAAAACGAAATGGAAGAAAGAACCTTTACCCTTGCATCCGAGGAATATCGCAGCGCGTTCCTGCGCCACCTTCGCGGTGAGGACATGAGCGAAATCGAGCGCCGTGCCTTCACGTTCCTCACAAACAACACCACCGCACCTCTGCCCGAGGTTATGCAGAACCGCATCATCGACCTGATCGGTGAAGCGCACCCCATCGTGGCCGATGTTTATCGCATGGACTCGAACACGGCGATCTCCATCCCCGTGGCAAAGAGCATCGCAGCAGACGCAGGCAAGACCGCCGAGGGTGCATCGTCCAACGAGCTTGAGATCACGTTTGACAACGTGAACCTTTCCGGTGAGGACTACACCGCAAACGTCAAGCTCTCGTACAAGATGAGAAACATGGCGATCCCCGCATTCGAGGACTACATCGTGTCCCAGATCGCAGCTCGTCTCGGCTCTAAGATCGCCGCTGAAATCGTGGCGAACATTAAGGCCGGAATGGCAGCGGCCAACAAGGTCGCAACCGGTGTCAGCTACGCGAACATCTGCGCAGCTTTCGGCGAGCTGAAGCGCGTGGGCTCGGTCGTTGTTTACGGAACCCGCAAGAGCGTTTACAACAAGCTGGTCGGAATGGTTGACTCCAACAAGCGTCCCATCTTCCAGCAGGCAATCACCGCAGGCGCGGCTGGCGCACTGCTTGGCGCGACCATCAAATTCGAGGACGCTATTGGCGACGACGAGCTTTTGATCGGTGACGCAAAGAAGTACATCCAGAACGTGGTCGCTCCCGTGGTCATTGAGTCCGACAAGGATCTCGACAACCACACGGTCGTCTACTCTGGCTACACCTGCCAGGAAGGTGTCCTGACCGACGACAAGGCGTTCGCCCTTGTTTCCGAGGCCTAAGCACAACACACGGCGGGGCCTAACCGCCCCGCCTGACACCCCGGAAGGAGGAGACACATGGACATCCTGACAAAAATCAAACAGGGCCTCCGCATCTCCCACGGCAAGCTGGACGAGGACATCCAGGCGGACATCGACGCCTGTCTCTCCGACCTGCGAATGGTCGGCGTGATCTACGCAGACGAGAGCGACCCGCTGATCTACAACGCTGTCAAGCTGTGGTGCCGGTCACTCTATACCGACGACACGGCGAAGGCGTCCGAGTATTTGAAACGCTACGAAGCGCTGAAGGCCAGCCTGATGATGGCGGAAGGGTACGGACGACCGAAGGAGGTAAGCGATGACTGAGAGCATCACCCTCATCGGATCCGACTCTCGCCGCGACGTGCTCTGTGGACTGCGTAGCGTAGGACACACCGAGTTCTACGAGGCGCACGCCACGGAGTACCACCCGGAGCTGAAGTTCGTGCTCGCGGACTATCTCGACTACGAAGGCGAGGCGCTCGTCAAGCACGGCGCCGACCTCTACCGAGTGATCCGCACCTACCGAACGGGTCAGGAGCTGGAGCTCACAGTGGGCCGAGCCTCCGCCGAGGAGGTGGCACTTTATGGGCAAGATAACCCTCACGTCTGACAAACTGGCCAAAGCGATCGACGAAGAGCTGACGACGTACCACGAGGAGATCTTGGAAAAGCTCCGAAAGGCTACTCGTGAAAGTATGGTCGACCTGGTCCGCAAGACACGCGCGACCGCGCCGAATAGAACCGGAGCCTACCGCAGACACATCGCGGGAGACTTCAGCGGCCTCGCCAGGGGTCTGCATACGGTGAGGGCGCGATGGTATGTCAAGGCGCCACATTACAGACTCACGCATCTGCTGGTCCACGGTCACGCGAAGAAAAACGGCGGCCGTGTAAAGGGCGACCCCTTCCTGGCGAACGCTCTGGAGGAGGTGCTTCCCGCGTATGAAGAAGCCGTGAAGGAGGCGGTCAAAAAATGATCAAAGATATTCTAACCGCCGCCGGCGTGGAGTTCGCGCAGGGGCGCTTCATCACCATGCCGAAGGGCACGCACGCGGTCTACTTCGACGACGTCGAGACTGAGACCGCCGACCCGGTCGCGTCCGAAGGGATGCCCCGGATCTACCACCACAACGTCACGGTCGAGCTCTACGAGCCCGCACCGGATGACGCAGCCGAGGCCGCCATCGAGGCGGAGCTCGACGCCAGGGCGCTCCCCTGGTCAAAGCAGGACCGCTACTGGCTGAAAGACCTGCAGCGGTACCAAGTTATCTATGAAACAACCTACCACAATAAAAGGAGGATATAACCATGCCAAAGAGAAAAGGTGATCCCATCACCCTCGGATCCGGTAAGCTCTACTTTGATGAGTTCACCGACTCCATGCCCGACTTTGACGCGATCAAGGCGCTCTGTGTAGAAGCGAAACGCCTCGCGCTTATTAAAGGCGGCGCGACCTTGGAATACGCCGAGGAAACCTATGAAGAGAAGGACGATTTGGGTCTGGTGTCCAAGATCATCACGACCAGCGAAGAGGTCAAGCTGAAGTGCGGACTTCTTACGTGGACAGGCAACACCATCAGCGTGCTGGTGGATCGCAGCAAGTCCACCGAGGCCAATGGCGTTCGCACCACGAAGATCGGAGGCGCTGGAAACGCAAAGGGCAAGTACTACGTGCTCGTGTTCCATCACGAGGACAAGAAGGACGGCGATCTGTGGGTGGCCATCGTGGGCCGTAACACCGCAGGACTGTCGCTGGCGTTCGCTGCTGACTCCGGCTCTGTGATTGAGCCCGAGTTTACTGCCAAGCCCCACGACACTGACGGCACTCTCGTCGTCGTGTACGAGGAACTTGACGCGCAATAATTACAAAATACGGGCGGAGAGCTTTGGCCCTTCGCCCGTGTTCATAAGAGAGGAGGCCCAACATGGCCAAAAGTTTGAATTTTAGAAATTTCGCACAGCCCACTCTGCCGATCACAATGAACGACGCCGAGGGGACGATCATCACCTGCGTCGCTCCGACTGTCGAGCTCGTGGAGCGCCTTGAAGCAAACCAAGACGAAATTATCGCCATCTTGAAACGCGGCGACCGCGAGACCGTGGGAGAGCTGTGGAAGCTGACAGCTGACCTTATCAGCTGCAACCGCGAACACATCAACGTCACCGTGAACGACCTCAAGGGCAAGTACCAAGTGAACTACGAGATGCTTCTCCTGTTTTTCGTCTCGTACATTGAATTCGTAGAAGAAATTAAAAGCGCAAAAAACTGACCTTGCCCTACTACCCGATGGGTGGCAAGGGCGGTCATCAATATAGCACAACTACATACTGGGTGCACCGGGTGTCCGAATACACAGGCCTCAACTTCAACGAGGTCTGGGCGATGGACTACGTCGTGTACTTGACCCTGAGACGGGACGCCTTTATCTCGTGGCTGTCCAAGTCGCCGGGCGGTACGGAATACCTGGACAACGCCTGGAGAATGGAACAGACAGAGCCCGACCGCAAGGCTCTGCGTAAGAAGTACGGAAAGGAGGGCGGCATGAATGGCAAATAACACCATCAAGGGCTTGACCGTCGAGATCGGTGGCGACACAACAAAACTCGGCAAAGCCCTCGAAGGGGTAAACCAAAAGAGCAGAGACCTGTCCGCCGAATTGGGGCAGATCAACAAGCTCCTGAAGATGGATCCTGGCAACGCCGACCTGCTGGCGCAAAAGCAGAAGGTGCTGGCGGAGGCAGTCGACAACACCGCCGAAAAGCTCCAGACCTTGAAAGAGGCAGAAAAGCAAGTCCAGAAGCAGTTCGAGCGCGGCGAGGTCTCCGAGGAGCAAGTTCGCGCCCTCCAGCGCGAGATCATAGCCACCGAGAAGAAGCTGAAGTCCTACAAGAACGCGGCGCAAGAGACCGCGGAGGAGACAAAGGAACTCGGGGACGCCGCCGAGGAGACAGGGGAAAAGACCAGCGAGCTCGGAGGCGCCCTGAGCGCCATCGGAGCCGTGGCCGCGAAGGGCTTCGCTGCCGTGGCTGCCGCGGCGGCCGCTGCCGTCGGTGCGCTCGTCGCGACCGCAGAGTCCACGAGAGAATATCGCACCGAGATGGGCAAGCTGGACACGGCCTTCACTACGGCAGGACATAGCTCCGAGGCCGCCACAAAGACCTACAAGACGCTTCAGGGCGTTCTCGGTGAAACCGATCAAGCCGTCGAAGCTGCCAACCACCTGGCGAAGCTGACCGAAAACGAGCAAGACCTCGAAAAGTGGACCAACATCTGCACGGGCGTCTATGCTACCTTCGGAGCGTCGCTCCCGATCGAAGGCTTGACAGAGGCCGCGAACGAGACGGCAAAGGTCGGCCAAGTGACCGGACCGCTCGCCGATGCTCTTAACTGGGCGGGCGTAAGTGAGGATGCGTTCAACGAAAGCCTTGCCGCGTGCACGACTGAGCAGGAGCGCCAGGCGCTCATCACGGAGACGCTAAGCGGGCTCTACTCTGGGGCCGCGGAGGCGTATCGTGAGACCAATGCGGAGGTCATCCGCGCAAACGAAGCAAACGAGACCTGGACGGCAACACTGGCAGAGGCAGGTGCGGCGGTAGAGCCCATCCTGACCGACGTGAAGATGCTCGGCGCCTCGATCCTGTCCGATCTAATGCCGGGCATCACGGGCGTGACGGACGCCTTCCGC